CAGCACTCTGGTTCTTATGTATTTGACCACCGCCTGCTATAATTATAGTAGATAGCTCATCTTGGATAATACCAACCATGTGCTCTGGTGCCACTGGCAGTGGTTCAAAAATTTCAGAGTAACCTTGTGCCAGTATGAGCCTATTGTTTTTCATACGCAAGTTGTGTACATCAGAGTACTCGCCGGGGGCTAGGTCTTTAGGCTCCAAGTCCTTATTCAGCCCTCCCTCTACCCCCATAGGGACTTGTATATAAGCCTTCATATTTCCCTTTGCTCCTTATTAGGCAATCCTCTGCCACAGCGTTACTGGATAGTAATTCCCACTAGCAGCTGAGAAGCCCATAGCCCTCCATGTGCCGGGAGGCACATCACCAATACCGCTTGGCCTACACTCATCACCGCCTACATAGATTCTAAAGCTTGCGTATCTCAAGGAGACACCACTCAGGGTTTCACCGGGGAGTATGGTTTGAGAAACTGCAATCTTAACAAGCAGTGCATACGTCCCTATCTCTCCAGCAGTAGCGATAGCAGCTTTGGTATCTAGCTGTGCCTGGATATGTGACTGAACACCGTCAAGGTATCCGAACTCTGTATCATTAACTGTACCACCACCAACATAAGCTGCATTCACCCTATTACTGGCGCTAATAGTTGGGGCCTTAGCGTTTAGCTGGGTTTGAATGTTAGAGGTTACACCATCAACGTGGTTCAGCTCGGTGTGAGTTGGAGTGATAGGGCCAGTAACATTTGGGAAGGTGTTCTTCAGTGTGTTCTTAAGCAGGCGAAGGTGATCATCCCCCTCTCTGCGGTTGTCAGTCCCGGTGGGGTTAGTCACCACTAAGTCTGAGATGTAAGTTCCAGCCTCTAATGCCATTTAATTATCTCCTAAATCAGTTGCTTCACTAGTTCAACCAAGCCCATCTGATTAAGCACAAAGCCAACAGCTCCGCCAATGGCACACCACTTAATAGATTTTAAGTCAGAAGCTATAGCAGCTAGTCCTGCTGACAGCTCGGGTAACATGCTTGAATGACTGTCAAGGATTATTTCATTACGTGTGATCCTTGCCTCTTGTTTGCAATTCATGCATCTAATTCCTTTTGAAGCTGGATGCACCGAAGAAGTGCACAGCTTTGTAGTAAGTATAGGCACGAGCCCTCCTGAGGTACTTGAGAGCACCACCCTTGTTATTGATTAACGATACAAGGTTTTCATAGAAGAGTTTATCACAGAAATCCTTAGGCCATATACCCCAGTAATACATGAAGTCGTGGATGTCAGCAGCTTTGGTTATCCTCAACCCCCACATGGTGTCAGGTATGAGCCACCCCCACCCCTTGGGGCCTGCCCCGTTACACACCCTCTTGTAAGTTTTAGGGTGCATCCTCCAGAAACCTTCTGGTGCTTTGAGAACACCCTTAGTTACTAACTGGAGACTCATTAGAACTTCCACTCTGCAGACACTTCAGCACCTTTCTCTTCACTAGCACTGGTAGCACTTTTTGAACCTTTCTTCCACGCGCTGCCTTTTAGGGAGTTGGGTTTAAAAATATTAAGAAATCTTTTTAGTTTATTTAAGATCATTACCACTCCTCAATCACCTACATTAAGATTTCTCATACTTTAGAACCACCTTCCTATAGCTGTTACGTGGCCATGGTTGCTCGTTATAGAAGAGGCGGGTGTTATCGACCTGACCCCTGTACTCACTGCGCCCACGGAACTTACTGTGAGCAAGGACAGGTGATTAGAATCTCCTGCGGAGCCTGAAACGGCTGGGATATGACTAAAAGGGGCAGGGAAAGTCCATATCACCTCACCACTGATGTATGCAGCAGAACCCCAAGGAGAAAGTGTGGTTGACAGAGGGAGTGAGATTCTCGTGCATATCTGCGTCCCGTCAGCATAGCGCACATACTCCCCATTGGCATTGCTTCCCCTCTCTATGATAGCTCCTGTGGGGACACCTGCGGATTCAGATACAGTGCCTATAATATCAGCCTCAGCTGCAGTACCCAGAGAACTGAAATCAGCATAGGCGTTATTCCAAGCTGCACCATCCCACACCTTCATATAATCGTCTGTAGTGTTGAAGTAGAGTGCTCCAGTTATGAGAGCATCACCATCGTTGTCCACAGTTGGTTCATAAGACTTAGCTCCTAGGTACCTATCATCGAAGTCATCATAGGCTAGCTCAGCTGCTTCTTGTGCAGCTAAAGCTCCAGTCTCAGCATCCTCAGCATTAGCCTCAGCTGTTTGTGCATCATCTCTTGCTAAATTAGCTGCTGTTGCATACGCTAGTGCATTATCTCTAGCGGCGATGGACGATGACTCAGAAGCATCAGCATTAGTCTCAGACATTAGAGCAGCGGCAGCAGAAGCCTCTGCAGCTGTTTGAGCATCCAAAGCTTCAAGTGCTGCAGCCTCAGCCCTACTAGCATTGAGTTCAGTTGACTCAATAACCACGATACCCGAGCCATACATACCAGAGTTGTTACTATTAATTACAGCCATTACCAGATACTCCCGCTGTCAGACATAGTTGGTACCACGTGCAAAGAACTGCCACTCATTTCAGCGTCAGCTTGCATGCCTACCAAGTCTTGCTTAGCCCTTTCGTATAGGGCGGCATAATAGTTGGCCCTCTCCTCATTGAAGGTAAACATGTAGAGGAACATCAGAGCACCGAATAGGTAGATTGTTGGCATGACTGCCATGACAAAGTTGACCTCTCCGGGGAGAGCCTCTTCTATATCAAGCAAAGAGGGGATAAGAGCGTAATATGTGATGTAGATATCTACACCTTCTCCAGCTGCTGGTGCAAAGATAAAGTATCCACCAGACCTTTCGAAGTAGCATGTAGAGCCAGTTGATTCAAGAGAGCTACCTGTCACTACGAACTCATTGGGTTTACGATACAAGACTTTCTTATTACCATCAGAGTCGAGGACGTACATGTGCTTAGCTTTGAGGTAGTCAGGTGGGATAGCCGCCTGACCATCAGCATCAGTGACTAGAGTTACCCTCTTCTCGTTGGGCGGTAGATACAGATCATCCTTATACTCTTGTTCGCAAAGGTTTATGAAATGGTTAAGCTGAGAGTCTGCAATATCCTCGCGCTCTGACCATAACCTGATCTGCTCACGCAACTCTGTTAGTGTCTTCATATTACAAATGCTTTCCCTCTTTCAACATATCAGAAGCAGCAACGTTGCCCTCCCATATGCGAAACTCGTGGAACTCGTTACTGTTCATCCTCGCTGCCAGCTTCTTGGCTAGGTCGGGGTTCTTATTGTGCTTACCTTGGAGGTATGCCAACTGGTCGCCTGCATCCTCGACTCCCCACTTCATGAGCAAGAGCTGAGGGATACGTGCTGCATGGTAGCCATACTGCTTCTTACCCCCATCAACACTACGAAGATGCTTCACCGAAGCGATAGCCCCTTCAACATCTTGGGTATGCTTAGTGATGATCTTCTTATCCTCAAACTTCATTTCAAAACCGATGTCGTATTTGCGATTACTCATTTCAATTAAACTCCTCTATAAATAAAAAAGAGCTAGCCCAGCTTTGTGGGCCAGACTAGCTCTCGTGTTAGCATGCGTATGGTTACGCAGTAACGCCATACAGTGCGAAGTGTGCAGCCTCATTGTCGACCTTCAGGCCGTACTCAACGATCATCTGCTCACGGTCAGAGTCACCCACCTTAGCAAGCGGAGTGGTCTCAAAGGAACGCAGGTATTTTACACTTGCGAAATCAGGGTCAATACCGAGGACAGTGTTAGCCTCGATGTCGCGACAAGGAATCATCTCGACGGTACCGAACTCAGACACGTAGACATCGACGTTAGCGTACACGACGTTATCATCAGACACTGCACGAACATGGTCAGCACGACCAAGGAAACCGTTAGCAGTAATCTTGATAGGAGCCGGCATGAAAGCCATAGTCGGACGAGCACCTGCAGTCCAAGCGGCTTGCAGACGAGCAGCCAAGATAGCCTCGGTGATCGAGTATGCATCACCAGCATCCGGGATATCGGAACCATCCCCAGTGGGCAGCGTACCAGTAGCACCAACGAGGGCATTGGTAGCAATGAAGGAGGCGAAGTTACCAGTCAATCGAGCAACGGTGTTGCTGCCAACAAGTTTAGCCTGATGGATGCCAGTGAGAACGGCTTCGATATCCTTACGGAGTTCTACACCTTTCTTCAGACGCTGGTAGTCCAGCTCATCACCACGACCAGCGCCGTTCATAACGCGGGAAGTACCAGTGACGCCATATACTTTGTCACTGATCTGGTGATAGTTATTGAGGCGGGTAGTTGCCCCGAGAGCAGCAGCAGCAGCATCCTCGCCTTCAATCTTAGCATTGCTAGACGAAGGAGCATCGAGGTTGTCAACCTGCCAGTCGAACAGGGTGTTGCCTCCACCTTCACTGTCAGTACCGATAGCGGTTACGACAGGAGTCTCAGTAGGGTCAATGTTGCTGATGATGTCCGAGAGGTCTTCGCGGATACCGACTTGCTCGTGGGACGCAAACATGTTTTCTCTTTTAGCCATGGTGGTTATTTACCTCTTCGTGCTCTAAGCAAAGCTTGAGCATCTTTGATGGAGTTAGTCTTGGCGAAGCGGGATTCCAGTACCTGCACTACTTTCTTATCAGCGCGGAATACTTTCTCACCCTGACCAGCCTTCAGTACCGCAGGTACCTTACGTCTGATCTTCTTCTTCGCAACGATGTTACGCTTCTGTTGCAATTCGTCAAACTGTTTAGCCTTCTCAACCAGCGAAGCCATCTTAGCATGCCCGAACATAGACAAGTCTTCGAACCCTTGGCTCTGAAGGTACCCAGCAAGTTCATTCTTCTTGGAGTCCCAGTCATCGTAATGACCTCTCAGGATATCCTCTTGCTCCTTCCAGTAAGCTTCAGCTTGTGCCTGCTCAGTTTGCTCTTGGAGAGCACGAGCCTGCTGCAATGCCTGCTGCCTAGTGCCAATGTTGTGCTGAAGTTGCAACATCTGGTAATGCAGATTACGCTTGGTAGCATCATCAGGGGCTGACTTGTACTTCTGCTGCAACTGGTGCAAGGCCTGCTGATCTTGTGATACGTTCTGCTGTAGTGCCGTATTCAACTGGGTCAGTTTGGTAGTATACTCAGTCTCAAGGGCCCTAGCCTTCTGCGCATCAGCTTGACGTTTCCGAGTGTAGTCGTTGTTCCGGAGGTATCCCTTGTGGAGTTCTTCAGTAGTAACTTCTACCGTCTCACCATCAACTTCAATCTCCCAAACTTCGTCTTCCTCTTCTGCATCCTTACCTTCGGAATCTTCTGAGTCCTCATCCAAGTCGTCACCCTCAGAGTCTTCAGCATCTCCCTCTAGTTCGTCTGCGTTGAAGTCCTCGTAATCATCGAGGTCTTCGTCTACAACATCGACGTTCTCATCTTCAAGTTGGTCAGGGGTTGCCTGACTCTTTCCACGAGAGGCCTTCAGTTGTGTAAATGCCTGGTCTAACGTGAGTCCCTTTGCAGGGGTATTCATGTCTTGAGCCATAGCGGGTGTAACTCCTTTTAGTTCGGTTCGTCGTACATGTTATTAGAGAACTCAACTTGGTCTGAGAAATCCCCGAGCATCCGAGCTCTGAGAAGTTGAGCAGCTTGATACAGGTTGTACAGGCTTTCCCTTGATTGGCTATCATCGAGTCGGGTACCTACGATCTGAGATTTCAGAGAGGTATCCAAGTCGTCAAGCCATTGGGTAATGTTCTTTAGTGTAATGAATTTGTCAGACATATTTAGTTAGCGTCCTTAAGAGCCTTGGCCATTGCCTTCTTACGAGCTGTGATAGCCTTAGCTGCATTACCACTATAGCCACCTAGCGATTTACCAGCTGCGTTGGCTTTCTTCTCAGGGCTACCTCTGAGTATTTTCCTAAGAGCTTCCACATTCACCATGATATAGACATCCTTTAAAAAGGGGAGCCACCTGTACCAAGGCAGCTCCCAACCGCACGACACGGTATAGCTTTGTTGTGGAGCCCAATGTCAGATTCGAACTGACGTCTCCTGCTTACAAGGCAGGGGCTAAGCCTCTCAGCTAATCGGGCTTATAGACTGGGGATGTTACCATCAGTCGAGTTAGGTATCTGTCTATCTCCGATACCCACTGGTCTGCCTTGACTCATCTCCAACTGAATCTCAGCAACGGTAGCAGCATGCTTGACTTCAATCTCGTAGCGCCTAAGTTCGATCTTCTGTTGCTCAAGGTCAACCTCACGCTCCTTGACAGCAGCCTCCCTCCTACGTACATCCATCTCAGCCATCTTCATCTCGTACTCAGCCTTCATCTGCTGAGCATCCAACTGCACGCGCTGACCAATCTCTTGGGTCTCTGCCTGCTTCTTCAAGTCATCAGCACTAGGCTGTGACTTGGCCTCTTGCAACCTAGCTATTGCAGCTTGGCCTTCAGGGGTCCGAGGGTTAAGCCAGAAGCGTTGAGGCTCATCGAAGCCAGAGTTCTGAGTCAACTCAAGGAGCAAGTCATAGACTGTGTTCCAATCGTAGATGATTCCTTCTGCTCCAGCTTGTCCTAGCATGGTGACAATGTTCAGCATCTGCTGACTAGCCATCATCTTCTCGGCAGTCTTACCATCACCGATTCCTGGGACTGGAGTAATACGATAGCTCTTGCGCCACTGTGCGGGGTTAGTAGTTACGTACTCACCTCGGATATTAAACACTTTGTCATGGTCTTGATGCACCATGAGAAGCTTGTAAATGTTACTGAACATCTTAGCGAAGGAGTGGGCAAGGACTCTAGCGATCAGTTCCTGCTTCTGCTCTGCTGCAGCCATGACATCGGCCACCGCTGAACCAGCTTGGTTGCTGTGCAAGACGCCTTCCTGCATTCCCTTAGTAGTGTTGCTTACGCCAGTCCTGTTGTCCTTCAGTGTATCAAGGTACTGAAGCATCTGGAAGTTCTGAGCAGGTAGTGCAGGTGTGTCCAGCTGCTTGATAGCACCGGCCATCTTAGTCCTGACAACACCACCCAGTCTATTGTTGAGCAAGTCATCCATGTTAACCTGACCGTCAATAACTTCATAGCGCCCGTTGTTCAGGGTGTACATGTTATCGAGGAGGTTACGAAGCAAGGTAGTCTTGATCTTCTGGATATCTTTGAGCTGGTCGTACATACTCATACCATAGAACTTATGAGCAATCATGTGGGCACGGAAGTCAGTGAACAAGGGCTCAGAGAACTTCTCGTTAACCAGAATGTTACCATCCACTTCTACAATACGTCTACGCTCTGCCAGACCATCACCATCAAAGTCAACCTTGATGATAGCCTCAGTCACTAGCAACTGCTCTTGGCTAGCCTCTTGAGGAGAACCAAAGTTGTCGGAGAACTGTGCTTGGTCGTTTGCATTACGTGCCCTAGTCACCCTGCTACTGTTGTTCGTACCAAGGTTAGTGGGGGAGGTAGGGGTAAGGTCATACACTAGCTCAGCATCAAAGCCACTTGCTACCAGCTCTGACCGAGAGACCAGTCTACGGTGTCCAACGAAGGATGCCTCATCGATACTGGCTGACCATGTATCAATGATGAACTCTTCCGGTGGGATAGCCTCGACCTTGATCTGCTTACAGGTGGTCTGCCTACTGACCTCGATGTCGTATAGGTCAACCCCTTCTTTCAACTGGGTCATAGCTGTTAGCTCGACACCCTCGTCAAGCAGCACAAGCTCAACCTGCTCTGCGCTCAGACCTTCGAAGTTATCAAACTCAAGCTCAATCTTCTCTTCTGCATAGTGCTTCATTATACCATTCTTGGCCAAGAGCGCATCTTGAATAACCGAATAGGTATTTACGAAGCCTTCGTTCTCACTCTTGTACACGTAGTTAACATAGTCACGAGCCTGTCGTGCTACCTCAACCTCATCCTTGGTCTCAGGGATGAAGTCAACCACGTCCTTGCCACCAGCGAAGATACGCATGAGGCTAGGCATAATCCAATCAACTGCATCTGCCACATCTTTGCTGACTACCGAGCTACGCCCAATGACCTCATTGCCAAGGGGGTCGCCATAGTAGTACTTGTGAGACAGGGCTATCTGTTCTGATAGCTTAGACTGTTGATACTCCATGCCATCTGCGACATAGCTGTTAATGATTGTCAACAGCTCACTCTCAGACATAGGCTTAAGTTTGTTACGCGCCATTAATAGCTCCTATTTATAATCGACTTAAGGTACCAGTATAACACACACACAAGGTGTTTGTCAAGTACTAATTTAATTATTTTATACTATTCCTCTCCAATGTGTCGGAGTCCATGCAGGGTCATTCCATGCACCATCCTCAAGGGCTCCAGTGGTACCGTATCTGTCAATGCAGAGGAGGGCATAACGGCTAGCGCTGATCATGTCATCATCAAGTGCTATGATCTTACCACCCTTCCTGTGATAGGTGGCCTTCTCTTGCAGCCATCTACGACAAGTGCTGAACACCTTGAGCTTACCCTCTTGCATTTTAGTCAGCATCCAGTGTAGGCCTACCTCCACGGAGTTACCTCCGGGTTTCCCATCAGCTGCAGGCGGGTTAGAGAATGTAGTAGGTACTGCCTTGATGCCCTGACTCTCAAACAGCTTGATGAACTGCTTACCACTTCCCGCGGTGTCATGCTTGAAAGCATCATGTGGAAACTGACAAGGTATCTTATCACCACCCATGGCGCGTATGCCTACTGCATGCATTGGAACAGTCTGCTTCCTCTCACTGTACTCGGCAGCTATGTAGTAAGTATCAGAGCCTGGGTCTTTAGTGACCAGTGCTGTACCGTTCGGATGATCGAACCCGAGGTCAATACCTATGAGCTTGACCCAGTGGTCAGGAATCTTGAAAGGCTCCACCACTATATCCTGATCTGCGATGGGGAAGACAACACCAGAGCCTAGCTCTGGTACACCTTTACTTCTCATCTCCCTTTCCATTGGGGAGTAGACAGCAAGGAGCTGGGTCTTAGTGGCCTCATCAAGGTGAGGAGCATCATCCCAGCTAGCCCTGATCAGGTACTGGCCATCCTTCAGATCGTTCATGAAGTCATTGACTATCTGCGTAAGGCCATGCTCAGGGGTAAACGTCATGTACGTGATACCGCTGGTGGTAGCTGTACGTGTGATACACTGGGTGAAGATGTCTCGGTCAACCTCCTCGTCCAGCCAGATAAGGTTGATGGAGGTTCCCATGAACTTGTCCTGAGACATCTCATAGGATTTGAAGGTGATGGTGCTCGACCCGCCACTTACGTGACGTACAACCACAGCCTCGTAAGCATTAGGAGTACCAACCTTGTTGACAGTCCTCACTATGTTAGCCTTGGGGATAGTCCCTGTGCCAAACTTATCAGGGTCAAGTGGGTCTCCCAAGAGCTCTGCCTGAAGGATATCTCTGGTGGTGGTGGTGGATATACCAGCTGCCCATGCTGTGATGGGGCCATCGAACCTGTGACCTTCCCACCAATCTGGGTATAGTCCTGTAGCATGGATGGCCATGATGAATGCACCAGTATACGTCTTACCACAACGGTTGCCAGTCATGGCTAGGAGCTGCTTGTTAGTCTTACTGGCAGTTATGTACTCCATCTGCCAACCATAGGGGGTGAAGGAGTCTATCCTGTTGTACTTCTTCATCTCCTCATGGCTTAGTAGCAGCTCGATAGCCTTCTGCATGTCCTCTGGTGAGAGATTACTTAAGTCCACTGTCGATTACCCTCTTGAACTTCTCCATGTATTCCAGAGTTCGACCCTCATAGATGCCACCCTTCCAATTTTTACCACCATGCCATTGACCAGCAGCTTTCACAGGGTCATTGCCGGCTTCTTTGTAGTTCTGAAGTGCAATCTTCTTCTGTGCTTGGGTTAGAACCAGCTTATCTCCATCATAACCAAGGCTACCACCATAATCAAAGTCCTTGATGAACTTACTTAGGTCTTGATAGCCCCACTTCTGTGCCAGCGCCTTGCCTTCCAGCTCCTTAGGGCCACCTGGGCCATAGATTTTAGCATCCCTACCACCAACAATGAGTGAATCGTGTTGACGTGCCAGTACTTTTTCCAGTGCAGTTCTTTCCTCTGGCGTCAATGGGATATCTTTGTTGTTAAGGGCACCCTCTAAGTGCTCCGATGTGATCTGATAAGGGCCATATGCTGAGCTTCCCTGCTCACCTTCCCTTGGCTTGACGTTAGTCCTGATGAATGGGTCAGACAATCCACCTGTCTCTATCTTCATAATCCCTTGCAGATACTTCTCTTGATCATCCATACCAACTGCTCCCTCTGACCATACGTTAGTTCCCACCTGGGGCCAACTACCTTGGGTTGTGCTGATAGGTTTGCCAAGTAGGGGTGCTTCCTCTACAATGAGTGGCACAGTGGTAGATTCCCCAGTGGTGTTTGACTCAATCGAAACTGGTACCACAGTAGGGGGTCTATCGTAGCTCATGTCCTCCCTAATGCTACGCTCAGGCCTAATCCTAATGCCCTCTTCCTGTGCAGCATACATCTCATTGAGAGACTCCGGTGTGGGCAGCTCAATCCTCTGACCAGCAATTACATTGTCCTTAATCCCAGGGTTAGCCATCCTGAGCTCCCCCTCAGTGTAGCCGAAGGTGACCATGTAGTCATCAAGGGTGTGGCCTTCTTTGACTGTTACTTCCATGGTTCCCCCAAACTATTTATTAATGTGTCCACTGGACAGGAATAGATATCTAACTCCTGAGCGATACGATCATCCTGCTCCTCAATGTTATCAATCATCTTCCAGATATCCTCTGGTAAGTTGTACTCTTCCATGATCATCATTATTCCTCACCACCCTCAAAGATGTTCATCTCTGGATTAGCCATCAGGAGAGCCTTGAGCTGATTCTGTAGCTCGCTCTGAGTCTTAGGTTCATCCTGCCCTATCTGAATACGGGTAGTCTTGTCAAGCCCAGCCCTATCCAGTATCTCAAGAGCAGCCTTAACCCTTGCTGTCTCACTCTTACCATTGACCATTA